GACCAGTTGGATCTTGTGAAGTTCACGCGCGACATCGTGAAGAAGGATCAGGAGACGCAGGTTGCCCTCATCAAGAACACGCAGGATCGCCTGAACGCGCAGATTGCGCTGGAGAACGACGCGTGGGATAAGGCGGCCAAGGCGCGGCTTGAGAAGGCGAAGGCTGACGGTGGCGACATCTCGAAGGAAGAGGCTATGATTGCCGCGGCGCGCGCCACGCGTGACGCCGAGAACCAGAAGAAGCTGCAAACGCCGATGCAGGATCTGATCGACAAGTGGAACGACACCACCGAGCAGATGCGGCAGAAGACGACCGGCTGGGCCGAGTCGACGATCGACGCCTTCGTGAACGTCGCCAAGACCGGCAAGCTCTCGTTTGGCGACCTGTTCAACTCGATCGCCACGGATATGCTCAAGATCAGCCTCCAGAAGTCGATGGGTGGCGGTCTGCAGGCGCTCTATGACGGCATCGCAAACAAGTTCTCCGACACGATCGGCGGAAACGGTAAGGGGCAGAGCACGACCGCGGCGGCCGCCGGCGCCACGGGCTCGCTCGGCAGCGGCCTGATGAGCTTCTTCCAGCACCCGATTGACTCGGTGACGTCGCTGTTCAACAAGCTCACGGGCACGGGCGACAACCTGAACACCAAGATCGCCGATCAGGCCAAGCAGACGATCCTCGGCACGAGCGCCGACACGATGGCGACGAACAACGTGGTCACGCTTGGCAACGCTGCGCTCTACGCCGCGCAAGCGCTCGCCTCGATTCAGGGCGGCTCGGGTGGCGGCGGCGGGCTGGGCAGCACGGTCGCGAGCATCGCGGGCTCGATGATCGCGGCCTACGCCGGGGGCAGCGCCTTCAACTTCGATGGCATCAACAGCGCCTCCACCATGACTGATGTCTCGGGCACGGGCAGCGGTGCGCTGTTTGGCACGGCCGCGGGCACGAACCTGCAGGGTGGATACACGTATCAGTCCTCGGGCACGAAGTATTTCGCCGACGGCGGGATCATGACCGAGATGGGGCCGCTCGCGCTGCGCAAGTATGCCAACGGCGGCATCGCCAACACCCCGCAGGTCGCGGTCTACGGCGAAGGCTCGATGAACGAGGCGTTCGTGCCGCTGCCCGATGGCCGCAGCATTCCCGTGACGATCACCGGCGGCCAGCAACAAAGCGGCGCGAGCAACACCGCCGGCGGCGGCGTGACCGTGAACGTCATCAACCAGACCGGCCAGCAGGTGAGCGGCCAGCAGCAGGGCCAGCCCCGTTTCGACGGCAAGCAAATGGTGCTCGACATTGTGCTCACCGCCGCCACCACGCCGGGTTCCTTCCGCGATGGACTCAAGGGCGCATTGAAATGACCTACACGACACTTCCACACAACGACCTGCTGGACTCGAGCAAATTCCAGCAGGAAAAAGAGAACCCCGCGATGGCCTCCAAGATGGACGGGGGCTACGTGGTCACGCGACCAAAGCACACGCGAAAGCCCCGGCGCACGTTCACCTGCGGCTTTACCGACTTCACCGACGCTCAGCGCGCCGACATCGACGCGCACTTCGACGCGATGCACGGCGGCTCCGCGATCTTCTACTTCGTCCACCCGGTGAGCAAGGAGACGGTCTACGTGCGTTTCACGACCGACTCCACGCTGCAGTGGTCCTATTCCGGCTCCGGGCGCACGCCGCTCTGGAGCGTCACTTTCAAGCTCGAGGAGGCATAAATGCCAAATCTGGTATCCGTTGCAAGCATCATCGAGAAGAACAAGATCGGCTCCGATGTGCCGTATCTCGCCTTCATCGACGTGGGCGTGATCGACCCAACCACGGGCGATGTGTCCGAGACGCTTTACTACGTGAACAACACCGAGGCCGTGGTCCGGCAGGGCATCACATATTCGCCCATGCAGTTCTCGCTGGAGCTGAAGACGCAAGCGGGCACCGCGCCCCAGATCAACCTCTCGCTCATCGACTACACGCGCGCCGTGATCCAGAAGATGAACGACTACGGCGGCGGCACCGACTTCCCCGTGACCGTGCGCGTGTGTCAGACGGGCGGTCTGGACGACACGCCCGACGTGGAAGAGCACTTCACGATCGTGCAGGGCACGGCCGACAACTACGTGGTGAACTGGTCGCTTGGCGCCGAGAACGCGCTCACCAAGCAGTTCCCGCGGCGCGCGCAGCGCCGCGACTTCTGCCAGTGGGTCTACAAGGACGCGCGCACCTGCCGCTACAACGGCGCGCTCACCGCGTGCGACCGCACGCTCTCCGGCACGATGGGGTGCCGCGCGCACAACAACGTCATCAACTTCGGCGGAAGTCCGAACCTGGTATCCAGCAACCTGTTCGTGTCGTAAAATGGATAAGCTACCCGTTACTTACAGCGATTTGATCGGGGCACCTTTTCGGCGCGGCGCACGCGGCCCGGACGAGTTCGATTGCTACGGCCTCGTCAAGTTTCTGATCGAGCGCGCCACCGGGCGCGAGGTGCCGGACTACAAGAGCCCGACGGACACCGGCGCGACGCACGCGCTGATGATTACCTCGCGCGAGTTCTGGCACCGGCTGCCCGGGCAGAAAATCGGCTCGATGGTGTTCTTCAGGATTGGCCGAGAGGTCTGTCATGTCGGCTACGTCATAAGTAACGGGTTATTCATTCATGCGTGGGAGCTATCGGGCGGCGTAACGGTCGAGCGGCTCTCGGAGTGGGAAAAACGGATCGACGGGTTCTATGAATACATCGAAGGCTAAGGCGGCACCGCAGTTCATCAAGGTCCGACGGGTTACCAACCCGTTCGAGCCGATGCGCGATGTGCGCGAAGAGCAATGGAAGTGGCGCAAGACCTACACGCTCGCGCGCTATCTACCGCTGGTTGAAGCGACCGACTGCGTAGTGTCGCTGAACGGCCGCGCGATCGAGCGCGAGCAGTTCGCGAAGACCAAGCTCCAGCCGAACGATTTCATCGTGATCTGCCCGGTGCCGCGCGGTGGTGGTGGCAAGGGCATCTTCCGTATCGTCGGGATGATCGCCATTGCGATCGCGTCCGTCTATACAGGCGGTGCTGCAGCCGCGGCATATGGTGGCGCGACGACGGCCGCCGGTGCCGCAGCGGGCGCCGCAGCCGCAGCCGCGACGACCATTGCGGGCTCAATGCTCCTGAACGCGATCCTGCCGCCCGCGGTGCCAACCGTCTCAACCGGCAGTGGGCTGACCGCGAGCTCGACCTACGGCGCCGACGGCGCGAAGAACACCGCGGACGAAATGATCCCGACGCCGGTGGTCTACGGCAACTTCCGCATGGCGGGCAACATCGCCGGGGTGCACACCGAGGCCGACGGCAACAGCCAGATCCTCTACATGCTCATCAATGCCGGGGAGGGGCCGATTGCGTCCATCTCCGACATCAAGATCAACGACCGCGACATTTCGGAGTTCACGGAAGTCTCGGTGCAAACACGTCTGGGCGAAGCGCAGCAAACGCCGATCGACTGGTTCAGCCAGGTCATCACGCCTTACTCGAAGCAGGTGAAGCTGCCCGTCGATGGCAGCTATCTCACGTTCGCCACGCACGGCAACGTCGAGGCCGTGCGTGTGGACTTCAATTTCCCGCAGGGCCTCTATTCGATCAACACGAAAAGCGGCGACGTCGTAAACAACTCGGTGGCGCTCGAGGCCGATTACCGGCTCGCGGGCAGCAACGGCGCCTGGACCCCGTTCACCTCGTCGGCGGCGCGCTACGTTACCGCCCGGGTGATTCCCGTCACGAGCATCGGTGTCGGCAACGTGCCGGGCGTGGTCTACGACGGCACGAACTACGACTTCGATGTCACGCAGGTCATCACGAGCCTGAACATCACCACGCCCAACGGCGAGGTGCTCGATGTCGTGCGCGACGCGGTGTATGCCAAGTATGGCGAATACGTGGGTCGGCAGGTTAGCGCGTGGCCGGTTGGCGGCGCGGGCGCCGTCAGCACGACTGTGCCGGTGCCCGCCGGCAGCTCCGCGCTCGTTGTGACCGAGGCGCTGCGCGCGACCGCGCGGCGCACTTACTTGTCGCCGCAACTGCAATCGGGCAAGTATGAAATCCGCGTGCGCCGCAACCCGAGCTACATCGACTACTCGGCCAACACCACCTACGGCACGGCCGTCGCGACCGACACGAGCAACACCGCGTCCTCGGACTGCTACGTGACGGACCTTAACGAGATCGTCTACGAGGGCGTGGGCTATAACCACACGGCCCTGCTCGCGCTGCGCGTGAAGATGGACGACCAAATCTCGGGCGTGCCGACGGTCAGTTTCACGAACGGCGGGCGGGTCATCCCGACCTACACGCGCACCGCGGGCGCCGTGAGCCAGGCCGACAAGGCGAGCAACAACCCGGCGTGGGTGCTGTGGGATGCGCTCACGCACTGGCGCTACGGCGGCGGGATCGACGCGAGTCGCCTGAACCGCGACGCCTTCTTCGATCTGGCCGAGCACTGCGATGCAAACGGGCTGACCTACGATGGCGTGTTCGACACGAACATGAACATCTGGGACGCGTGCCAATACATCGCACGCGCGGGCCATGCGCAACTCGTGCCCGTGGGCACCCGTTACTCGGTGGTGATCGAGCGCCCCTCGGACCCCGTGATGATGTTCGGCATGGGCAACATCGTCGAGGGCACATTCAAGCAAAGCTGGATGGCGCGCACCGACCGCGCGACCGAAGTGGACGTCACGTTTTCCGACAAGGACGACGATTACAAGTCGAAGACCGTGAAGGTGGCCGACGCCTCGGCAGCCCTCGAAGGCCGCCCGCAAAACGCTGCGCAGATCACCGCCTACGGGGTGGTCGACATCCAGCGCGCCTACAAGGAGGGCGCGCTCCAGCTCAACATCAATCGCTACCTCACACAGACCTGCGAATGGGAGTCGCCAATCGAGGCGATCGCGTGCTCGGGCGGCGACGTGGTGCTCGTGCAGCACGATCAGCCCGCGTGGGGTGACTCTGGGCGCCTTGCCGCCGGCAGCACGCAAAGCGCCATCAAGCTCGACAAGACGGTCACGATGGCAGCGGGCAAGAGCTACAAGCTGCTCCTGCTCGCCAACACCGCCGTGCGTGGCACGGGCACGGTGCGCTCGGCGGGCGACCAGTTCATCGCCGTGCCGGGCACGCCCACGAGCTACCGCGTGCGCCGCATTCGCAATTCAGCCGGCGTTGAGACGGGCGTAACCGCCGCCGTCTCCGATGGCGTCTACGTCGAATCGACCGCAGGCTTTGCCGCAGGTCAGGGCGTCACCTTCTACGACACGGACGTGATCGAGGATCACGACGTCATCCTGAAGCCGGGCGACACCGACACCGTGACGCTCACGAGCGGCCTGTCGTTCGTGCCCGACCCGTTCACGAACTATATGTTCGGCGAGTCGACGAAGGTGAAAAAGCCCTTCCGCATCACGTCGATCACGCTCGGTTCGACTGACATGCAGCGGCACATCACGGCACTCGAGTATCGCGCCGAGGTGTATGACCTTTCGGCCTACAACGATGTCGCCAGCTCTCTCACGCCGCCGGCGCTCGACCCGT